GAAGGCTCAGATCGAAAAGGCCAAGGTCCCTGTCCCTGCGGCTGGGCTCCGGATCGATCTGGGCTGCGGGACCAGGAAGAAGGAAGGCTTCGTCGGCGTAGATGTCAGGAAGTTCGAGGGCGTGGATGTGGTGCTCGACATCGGTCGGCACACCTGGCCCTGGGAGGACTCCTCGGTGGAGGAGGCGTTTTGCAGCCACATGCTGGAGCACCTCGACCCCGTGGAGCGCTGCCACTTCTTCAACGAGCTGCATCGGGTGCTCAAGAAGGACGGCAAGGCCCAGATCATCCTCCCGCATTGGGCATCGTGCCGATACTACGGGGACCCGACGCACAAGAGCCCTCCATTCAGCGAGTTCGGCTGGCACTATTTGAAGAAGGAGTGGAGGCTAGCGAATGCGCCACACACCGACTCCGAGCAGGCGCCGGGTCCGCTCTCCTACTCCTGCAATTTCGAGTATTCCTACGGGTTCAGCATGGCACCGTGGATGATGGGCCGTAGCAGCGACTTCGTGCAGTTCGCCTTGGGAGCCTACAAGGAGGCTGCCCAGGACATGATCGGTAACATCGTCGCAGTGAAGTAACAACCAAGGAGCGGGACATGAGCGAGAAGGCTGGGTTCGGTGACAGGCAGGGCGCAGCCGTTGCTCGCGCCGTCGATGAGAACGTGGAGTTCATCGGCGTTCCTAGAATGGCAGCCGATTTCGTCTGCTGGGCCAAAGACAACAACGGTAACAACTACGTCGTCTGGGAGGATCGGATCCCGTCGAACGTGGTCGTGAATCAAGGCCGGCAGCATGTCGCGAACCGCCTGTTCGCTTCCGCGACTCGTTCCACCGCAGGCTGCGGCCTATTCCTGCACTCGGCTACCCTGGGCTCAGGGAACGTCTGGTCTGGTATCAGCGCGTCCCAGGTGGTGTCCTACGGCAACTCCATCCCGGCCGTGACGTTTGCCGAGACCTGGACGAATGCCTCGGATACCGGGACCAACTCCCTGTCTTGCAGCGCGTCCTACGGGTTCAACGCCTCGACCCAAACCGTTAGCGGGTGCGGGATCGTGTTCTACACGTCCGCGTCGATGGGCACGAACCTCGCCAGCGCCGACGCTCGGCTTTACTGCTACGGGACGTTCACGGGAGGCTCTCAGCAGGTTCAGAACGGGAACACCCTGTCTGCGACGCTGACTCTCTCGTTCGTCACGGTCTAGGCCATGGGAGGGGTACTCGCGTCGATGGATTCGGCGGTGGACTTCGCCCTACCCGACACGCTTGTCTGCGGCATGACCTTGCGGGTCAACAACACCGCTGCTGGCAGCATCACGGTGACGGCTCCCACCGCTTGCGCGTTCCAGGGCGGTGGGACCACCTTGGTCATGGCGGTTGGGACGCATGGGCACTTTGTGAACAACGGCGGGAAACTAGTCCACGCGCGGGTATTCTCGGTCTGAGGTGATCCGATGGCCGTCAGCCATAGCAAGTCGAACACCATCGGAGACTTCACCGGGACGGTGACGGTGTTCAACTCGCAGGGGTCCACCGTGACCGCTGCGGCTACCGACCTCCTTCGGGCTACGGACTGGAACAGCGCCCATAACGAGTTCATCACCATCGCCGGAAACACGGCCGGAAATTCGGCCAATGCGACAGCTACCAATATCGTCTGGGCTGGAGCTGGCGGCGTCACCCTCAACATGAGCACTGCGGCCGGAGGTGGAGCTACCATCTCCGTGAGCGATGTCGCCGGCTATACGAATTCCTACTATGACCCTCAGGGAGGAATCCTTACTGGCACCGCGTACTCCAGCCATCCTCCAGCGACTACCTACGTCCAGCCGATGAACCTGATGGAGCCCATCGCCTTTCAGAAGGCGAATGTGGTGAAGTCAATCTCGGTGGGTGTCCCGGCCGGTTCATCCTCCAACACGCAGCAGACGTTCCTCTTCAACTACAAGCACGAAGTCCGGATCTACAGGCGTTCGGACTACGGCGCCAACTCGCTCTCGCTGAGCCATCTCCTTTCCGGGAGCATGGGGATCACCTTCTCCTTCGTCCATACTTCCACCTCGATGGTCGCAAGCATGCTGTATGTGACCAACTCGAACGGCGGAACGACATCGCAGAGCACCACCAGCAACGCCACAGCGAACCTGGTCGCATTCTTCAATGGTCCTAGGCTTGTGCAGATTCCGTTCCAGGCAACGACCCTGACCGATGGCGAATACTTCATCTTCCAGGGCCACTCGTCTACCAACGCCTCGACGGCCGGAACCGCATCGGTGCTCTACAATGTCTCCAATCTGCATATCGCTCCGCAGCTGTTCGGAGCCTCTGGTCTCCAGTTTCTAGGCAGCACCAATGCCACGAGCGCGCACATCGGTCCGCAGTGGCCCGAGTTTCATGGAGCCGCCAACGCCATCACTACCAACGCGGCGATGAACTACACGGCCATCTCGAACGGCACGCAAAATGACTGGTACATCAATTTTGCGAACTTCTAGACGGTAACACATGGCGATCAGTCGTGATGGCGGCTCAGCGTTCCCGATCAAGGTCACTGCCAACGGGACGGTGGGCAATGTCACGTCTGGAACGTTCAGCGTAACCAACTCCCCAGCGCTGATTGTCGTCACCGTCGCCCGTGAGAACTTTACGGGTACGAATCAGACTCCGTTCAGCATCGCCTGGACGGGCGGAACCCCTGCCAACGCCTCCGTCTTCACGAAGCAAAAGGAAGCGCTGGCGGCGACGAACAATGGCGTCGCCCAAGTCTGGACCGCGACGACTACCGGATCGCTCTCCAGCGTCAGCGTCGATATCACGGCGACGAGTTCCACGCAGGCGTCGCTGGCTGTCACCATCGATGCACTGCTTGGGGCACAGACGACCATCGGCGTTTTCAACACCGCCGTAAACACCTCCAGCGCTCCCAACAACATCACCCTGACCGGGGTGACGGCCGGGTCTTACCTCTACGTCGCCAACTACGACGAAGGGGCCGCGCTCAGTCCGGTCGGCAGCACCAACGAGCAGCAGGAGACGGTGGATGTCTCCACGTCCCGGTCTGCGGTCGGAGATAACACCTCCGGCACCTCCGGGAATATCAATGTTGGCTGGACCGGAAACACTGCGTTCAACGGACTAGCCGCGGTTGAAATCCTTGCCGTTGCTTCCGTCTCCCAGAGCCAGACGGACACAACGGGAGACTCGGACCCGCAGCAGGCGTCCAAGTTCACCGGCCCATATACCCTGTTCCAGCCGAACGCCTTTCAGCAGAACGCCTTTGCCATCCTTGGCGGGACGACCGGGACCAGCGGTCCCAGCGGCGGTGAACTCGACACCCTTGGAGACTCCGAAACCCAGGTCTCCAAGCAGACCCAGGTATCCGTAGAGGCAGATACCCTAGGGTTCTCCGACCCGCAGGTAGCCAAACAGGGCCAGGCCGCAGTCGAGAGCGATACGCTCGGGTTCTCCGAGTCTCAGTCCGCTGCGCAGAAGCAGGCCGGCGTCGAGATCGACACTCTTGGCTTCTCAGATCCACAAGTATCGCTCCAGACTCAGGTTTCAGTTGAGTCCGATACGCTTGGGTTCTCTGACCCCCAGGTATCGAAGCAAACCCAGGTCTCGGCCGAGTCGGACACTCTCGGCTTCTCCGAGAGCCAGGTCGCCAGTCAGGGTCAGGCAGCCGTCCAGACCGACACCCTGGGCTTCTCGGAGAGCCAGGCAGCCACGCTCGGCTCTGCCTCTGGGCTCACGGCTGGAGAGGTTGATACCCTCGGCTTCTCAGAAACTCAGGAGTCCAAGCAATCGCAGCAGTCGGTGCAGATCGACGTTCTCGGTCTCACCGACCAGCAGATTTCGCTCCAGCTCCAGATCGCGGCCCACAAGGACACGCTGGGCTTTGGCGACTCCTGTGCTGCCACCATCGCCCTTGGTCCCAGCGGAGGCCAGCAAGACACCCTAGGCTTCGGAGAGTCCCAGGCCGCTTCCATCGGTGGCGTGGCGGCCACAGGCAGCGAGCAGGACATTCTTGGGTTTGGGGACTCCTGCGAGGCACAGGTCTGGTTTGCCCAGCAAGTCAACTTCTTCATCTGGGACGGCTCTAAGTGGGTGGGGGGTCAGTTCCCATGAGAGAACAGATCAACCTCCCCAACGACTTCACGCCTAGGCCATACCAGATCCCGTTCATGGACTTCATGGACAACGGCGGGAAGAAGGCCATCAACGTCTGGCATCGCCGTTCTGGCAAGGATCTGGTGGCGCTCCATCAGACAGCCAAGATGGCTCACCAGCGCAAGGGAGCCTATTGGCACGTCTACCCCACGCAGGCCCAGGCTCGGAAGGCCATCTGGGAAGGATTCACCCGCGAGGGAAAGCGGACCCTGGAGAACGTCTTTCCCGGCTTCCTCGACCCGAAGCGTCCGGGCTCCATCGTGAAGCGCAAGGATGAGCAGCAGATGATGATCGAGTTGAAGTGCGGCTCGATCTGGCGGCTCATCGGCTCAGACCGGGTGGAAATCGTCGGTGCCGGTCCGGTGGGCGTCGTCTACAGCGAATACGCGATCTGCTCTCCTCGCTCCACCAACCTGATCTCCCCGATGCTCCGGGAAAACGACGGCTGGGAAGTCTACATCACGACTCCCAGAGGCTCGAACCACGCGAAGGATCTGTACGACCGCGCCAAGTCGGATGCTGCTTGGTACTGCGACCTCAAGACTCTCTACGATACGAGGGCCTATGACCCCGACAAGACCATCCAAGAGGAACGGGCGAGCGGGAAACCAGAAGCCTTCATCAAGCAGGAGTACCTCTGCGACTGGACCGCTGCGCTTGTCGGTTCCGTCTGGGGCGATCTCATTGACGATGTTGAGCGACAGGGAGGACTTGCAGACTTCGACCCTTCCTACGGGGACGTATTTACTTCGTGGGACCTGGGTTTTACGGACTCGACTGCCATCTGGTTCTGGCAGGTAAAAGACAACCTCGTTCATTTCATCGACTACTATGAAGATCACGGACAACCGCTCGACCACTACTTCAAGGTCATCGACGGGAAGCCGTACAAGTACGTCAAGCACTGGCTCCCGCACGATGCACGGCAGACAACCCTCGCTGCTGGTGTATCCATCCTCAACCAGTTCCTCCGAAAGTACCCCGGACAGGTGTCCGTTGGCCCAAACCTGCCACTTCTGGAAGGGATCCAGGCTGCACGGTGGATGATCCTGAACGGCGTTCGGTTCCACCCGCGCACTGTTGAAGGCATCAAGTGCCTGCGCGAGTACCATTACGAGTACGACGAGGACAAGAATGACTACTCGACTAGGCCCAGCCACGACTGGTCTAGCCACGCGAGCGATGCCTTCCGATACACCGCGGCCGTAGTCAAGGCTTCCGAACTTCGCATCCGGAAGCCGGAGCCGAAGAAGGTTGAACCAGTCGCCAAGCCGCTACACCACAGCTTCACGCTTGACCAACTCCATGATGACCGGGTGCTCTCCATCTCGGGGCGTAGGAGAATCGCATGAGTGAGACAGTCGGAAAGATGGAGTCGCAGGATCAGTTCGAGTATTCCCCGACCGGCCTGGCGGCGAAGTGGTCCGCCGAGATGGCTGCCGCGGAGGAGAACCAGAAATACGCCTTGGAGTCAGGCGCCAAGGTCGTGAAGCGCTTCCTCGATAACCGCTCGGAACTGCGGAACGACGGGGAAACGAGAGTCAATCTGTTCACCTCAAACGTCCAGACACTCCAGGCCCTTCTATACGGGAAGGAGCCGAAGGTCGATGTGAAGCGCCGCTTCGCGGACCATGACGACAAGGTTGCCCGCCTCGGTGCGGAAATCCTCCAGCGTCTCCTCAACACGGACATCGAAAGAGATTCGGATACTTACGCGGGCGCCCTGGAGAACTGCTTGGAGGACCGGCTGCTGCCTGGTCTGGGCCAGATGCGGCTACGGTACGAAGCGGACTTCGATGAGCAGGACGAGGTTCCGCCCATCAACGACCATACCTGCCCGCAGTGCACCACGCGGGCCCCGATGCCGGTCGGAGAGGCGGTCCCCTGCCCATCCTGTGGCGGGGAGATGCAGGATAGCGGGAAGGAACTTGCGCCGGCCTATACCCCTGACCCGGTAAAGACGCATGAGGATGTGGACTGCGATTACGTCCACTGGGAGGACTTCCGCTGGTCCCCGTGCCGTACCTGGGATGAGGTTCGCTGGGTAGCCTTCAAGGCCCCGATGACCCGCGACGCCATGCGCAAGCGCTTCCCGGAGTACGGGGAGCAGGTTCCGCTCGCCCAGAACCGGAACATCCAGAAGGACGAAAACGACGGCCTCAAGAACGATCCTTGGGCCCGTGCCGATGTCTGGGAAATCTGGTGCAAGGAAGATCGCAAGTGCTACTGGTGGGTCAAGGGCTTCGACAAGATCCTTGACGTGAAGGAGGACCCGCTGGGACTGGACGGGTTTTTCCCCTGCCCCCGGCCGCTGATCGCCAACGTCACCACGACTAAGTTCGTGCAACGCGCGGACTACGTGCTGGCCCAAGACCTCTACGATGAAGTGGATATGGTCAGCACCAGGATCACGCTCCTGGAGCGCGCCATCGCCGTTCGAGGTGTCTACGACAAGAGCGATGAAGGAATCCGACGGCTCTTGTCCGAGTCGGTGGCGAATGAACTCATCCCAATCGACAACTTCGCGGCCTTCAAGGAGAAGGGAGGCCTAGCCGGGGTCGTGGACTGGCTTCCACTGGAGCAGATCGTCGGCGCTCTACAGGTACTCCGCGAATACCGGTCTGAGCTGATGCAGGTGCTCTATCAGGTCACTGGCATGAGCGACATCATGCGGGGCCAGAGCCAGAGCGGCGCAACGGCGACGGAACAGTCCCTCAAGGCCAAGTTCGCTTCGGCTAGGGTGCAGCGACTCCAGAACGACTTCGCCCGATTCGCATCCGATGTTCAGTCGCTCAAGGCAGAGATCATCTCCAAGCACTTCGATCCCAAGACCATCGTAGAGCGGTCCAACATCCAATACATGGTCGGTGCAGACCAGCAGCTCGCGCAGCAGGCGGTCGGACTCGTCAAGAGCAACTTCTACCAGTATCGGATCGAGGTGAAGCCTGAGTCGGTCAGTATGGCCGACATGGCTGCCGTCAAGCAGGAGCGCAGCGAGTTCCTGATGGCGATCAGCCAGTTCCTCCAGTCCAGCCTACCCGTGGGTCAGGCGGCACCTTGGGCCATGCCGTACCTGCTCCAGATGCTACAGTGGGCCATCGCCGGTTTCCGGGGAGGGTCCACCATCGAGGGCGTTCTTGACCAGATGGTTCTCGCGGCTACGCAGGCAGCCCAGCAGGCACAGATGCAGCCTCCACCTCCGAATCCGCAACTCCAAGTGGCTCAGGTGAAGGCCCAGGCCGAGGGCCAGAAGGCGCAGATGGGCATCGCCCAGCAGCAGACCAAGATGAAGGCGGACCTCGCAGCGAAGCTCATGGACTTGAAGGCGCACCAAGCCAAGACGGCGGTGGACATCCACAAGGCCAATCTCGATGCCGCTCATGGTCAGGCAGAGCATGAGCAGTCGATGCAGCAGTTGGAGGCCAAGACCAGGGCCGAAGCGTTGAAGGCCACTAGCAAGGAGACGGGGAACAATGGCTAGGTACTTCTACCGACCGGGACACCCCAAGGCTTCCGCCAATGGGTTCGTTTCCGAGGCCGATATCGGATGGGAGCCTCCGGTCGAGGCCAAGAACGCGCCTATAATGGTGGATCGGTTCTACGAGAACACCAAGGCGACTGATGGAGCGGACATCGGGTCCCGCCGGAAGCACAAGGAATACATGAAGGCTCACAACGTTACCAACTCCGGTGATTTTAGCCCGGAGTGGTACGCGAACAAGCGTAAGGAGTACGAGCGCGAGTACGCCAAGGAGCGCCGCGAGACGCTGGAAAGGGCGGCCTATAACGTGCTGGAGCGGAGACGCGGTTGAGCGATTGTCCACTAGGGTTCGTCTATGCCTCGCCAGAGGAGTGCGCCGAAATCGGTCGGCTGCCCTGCCCTGACTGCGTGAGAGCGTATCGGTTCAAGGTTGCTACTCTGACAGGGAGGAAGGTCCATGGGTACGCTACAGGAAGCAATGGCGAAGTTGCTCCGCAAGCCGAAGCCTCCGGCCGAAGAGAAGGATGAGAAGCCGCCGGCCGAGAAGATCGCGGAGAAATTGCCGGCAGTCGTGATGCCGTTGGAGGCCGTGAAGAAGAAGCGGGAACGGCTCAAGCAGTTGGACGAGGAGACGAAGGAGTAACGCTCCTATCGGGGGAACCATGGCCGACGAGACTAGCCTGAGAGAAGATATCGCCGCAGCGATGGAAGCGGTCGAGAAGCCTGCGGAGCCGGTTACAGAGCCGACCCCGGCCGAGGTGGTCCCGTCTGAGCCTATCGGGGGCAAGGCTGATGAGGAGAAGCCCAGGGACGACAAGGGCCGTTTCGCGTCCAAGATCGGTGACAAGCCAGCCGAGAAGCAAAAGGAGCTGGCGCTGCCCCCCGTTGAGGCCAAGACTGAGCCGCCCCCGACCGAGGCAAAGCCGCCCGAGGAAGCGCCGAAGCCGGTAGAGCCGGAGCGGCCCAAGGTCCGCGCTCCAGCTTCATGGAAGCCTACCGCGAGAGAGGGGTGGGACAAACTACCACCTGATGTCCAGCAGGAAGTCATCCGGCGGGAGCGGGAGATCAGCCATACCCTGAACGAGACGGCCGAGGCTCGCCAGACCCACCAGAAGTTCAAGGAGACGATTGCCCCCTACGAGGCGATGATTCGCGCGGACGGCGGGGAGCCTATTCAAGCGGTCGGTACCCTTTTGAGGACCGCTGCGGCACTGGCGACTGGAGCAGCTCCGATGCGTGCCCAGATAATCGCCAATCTTATCACGACGTATGGTGTCGATATCCCTACGCTTGGTGAGCTCCTTTCGGGTCAGTCACCACAGCAAGTCGTTCAGCCTCAGTACCAGCAACCTGACCCAAGGCAGTTCAGGGACCCGCGTCTGGACGCGCTATTGGAGCAGCAGAGCGTCCGGGTCCAGCAGCAGGCAGCCGACGCCCTTGGAGAAATTGAGCAGGAGGAGTTCTTTGACGATGTGCGTCAAGACATGGCCGACTTGCTAGAAGTGGCCTCTCGGCGTGGGGTTGCCTTGAGCGCTCGTGACGCATACAATCGCGCCGTTGCTCTGCACCCAGATGTGTCAAGGGTACTAGAGCAAAGGAGGGCCGCTGCGACGCAAGGCGCCACGCAGCGGGCAATGGCAGCATCTTCCAGCGTCAGGGCTCAACCGGCCACCGGTCCAACGGTCCAGTCGGGGGGCACGCTAAGGGACGATCTGGAAGCGGCGTTCGAGAAGTTGCAGAGCCGTAGGACGTGAGAGCCAACTAGGGCTCACTCACTTCGTAGCAAGGCCCCGCGACGGGGCGCGGCGAACGGGATCGTCCCGTCCACGCGCAAGAGTCGCGCACATAGCCTTCGCGGAGTGACCTCATGGCTTTCCCCTCAAGCATCACCGACATCGTGGCGACGACCATCGAGTCGCGCAGCAAGAAGATCGCTGATAACGTCACCAAGAACAACGGCCTCCTCACCTGGATCCAGAAGCGGGGCAACATCAAGACCGTCTCTGGAGGCTCCCAGATCCTAGAGGAGCTGTCCTTCTCGGAGAACGGCAACGGTAGCGCCTACTCGGGCTACGATCTGCTGCCGGTCGCCGCGCAGGACGTGATCAGCGCCGCGCAGTACCAGCTCAAGCAGTACGCGGTTCCGGTCGTCATCAGCGGCTTGGAGCAGCTCCAGAACTCGGGCAAGGAGTCGATGATCGATCTCCTGGAGTCCCGGGTTTCCGTTGCTGAGGCTACCATGGCGAACCTGCTGTCCCAGGGGATCTATGGTGACGGTACCTCGTTCGGCGGCAAGGCGATCACCGGCCTCGACGCTGCTGTCCCGGTGACGGCCACCGCGTCCCAGACCACTGCCTACGGCGGGATCACCCCGGCCACCGGCACCATCACCGCGTTCTGGCGGTCCTATTCGCCGGGTTCGTCCACCACCCCGTCGAGCACCACCATTCAGGGTATCATGAACGGCGTCTGGTCGAACCTGGTTCGCGGTCAGGACCGGCCCGATCTGATCCTCATGGACAACGATGTCTGGGGCAAGTTCGTCGCCAGCCTCCAGCTCATCCAGCGTTTCACCGGTACCGAGGAAGCGAACCTCGGGTTCGTTAGCCAGAAGTTCATGGGCGCGGACGTGGTGCTGGACGGCGGTATCGGCGGCTTCGCGTACACGACCGGCGCTGCCGACCACGGCTCGATGTACTTCCTCAACACCAAGTACCTCAAGTGGCGGCCACACAAGGACCGCAACATGGTCAGCCTGTCCCCGAACCGGCGCTACAGCGTGAGCCAGGACGCCGAGGTTCAGATCCTCGCCTGGGCTGGCAACCTCACTTGCTCCGGCCGTAAGTTCCATGGCCGCTACCAGACCAACTAGCCAGGAGAGGACATAAAACATGGGTGCTCCTACTATCAGCTACGTCCCCGTCGATCCGACTCCTGGGATGCCGACGTTCAACCAGAGCGGCACGTTCGCCACATCGGCAAACGTGTACCCTCCGGCTGCCTTCGGTCAGGAAGTCCGGTTCCGCGACAACCAGACCGGCAGCAGCAATGCCGGTTGCGCCTGGGCGGTGCTCTGCCAGGGGTCGAACGTCGCTAGCGCGGGTCAGTTCGTCCAGATCATCAACAACAGCGCCGTGCTGCTGACCAACGGTAACTCCGGGTCCATCTTCCCGGTGGGTATCGCTGGCGCCCCTGCCTCTGCCACCAACGTCTGGTGCTGGGTTGGCGTGGACGGGAAGTTCGACAACGGCGCTTACACCAACGTCGCGTTCACCATCCCGGGCAGCGCCTATCTGCCCAAGGGGACGGCGGGTCAGCTCGCCTCCTCTGCGGCTAGCAACGAGTATCTGGAGCTTCGCGGCGTCGTGCTCCCGAACTCGTTCACCTCCACGGATGGCTCGGCCACTTCGCTGGCCGGCGCGTACTGCGCTCTCACCGTCGAGTTGGACCGGCCGTTCCTCCTGGGGCGCGGCGCGACCAACGCGGCTTGGTAGGTTGTAGTAGTAGCAGGGGGCCCGCCCCTCCTTCCCCCGGGTGGGGCGGGCCTTTTACCGGGGGAGTACCGGAGGCAACGTGGCAGAGATCGCAGACGACGCGACGATGGAAATGCTGCGCCAGCAGATGGGCATCCAGCCCGCTAACGCCAACCGAATCACAGTCCGCTTCTCGATCCTGGCAGAGCAGGACATGGATGCGTCGGAGAAGGCCGGCAAACCGGTGTTCCGAGACGTGGACTTCATCACCAAGTGGATCCCGGGCGACAAGGATAACGTCGTCCACCGTCCCGTTCGGATCACCGACCAGGCTGAGTTCCCTGACCAGTTCAAGGCGTTCAAGAACAACAAGGAGCAGCCGCAGACCGGTACCCCTCTGTCCATGCTCCCGTTCATGTCCCCGGCTCAGGTCGCGGAACTGAACTACTACGGGGTCCGCACGGCAGAGCAAGTCATCACCATGTCCGATGCCAACGGTCAGCGGGTGATGGGGTTCCAGGGTCTCAAGCAGAAGACCCAGCAGTACCTAGATGCCGTAGCAGGCGCGGCTCCAGCCCAGGCACTCCAGTCGGAGCTGAACAAGCGGGACGAGGAGATCGCGCTACTCAAGGCCGTCGTGGACGAGCTTGGGAAGAAGGTCGAGGAATCCGCTAGCCGGAGGAAGTAGGAATGGCATTCGACACGGCAGGGCAGATCATCTCGGACGCGATGGTCGAGTTGGGTCTGACTGCCGTGTCGGACCCGTTCGCTTCCGACGACTCCAACGCAACACAGATGTGCACGCTTCTCAAGGCGGTCGGCCGAGAAGTCCTGCATCAGCATCAATGGACGATTCTCCGGAAGGAGTACGCCTTCACCACGGTGCAGGGAACGGCTACCTATCCGTTGCCCTCCGACTTCCATGAGATGCTGGACCAAAGCGGTTGGAACCGGACGAACAGACTCCCGCTCGGCGGCCCTCTTTCCGCTCAGGAATGGCAGTACCTAAAGGCCCGACTCGTCAACGTGGTGTTCACGGTACTGTTCCGGCCGATGGCCGGAGCGATCTACCTGTACCCGGACACGAACACCCCCGGCGGCTACAGCATCGCTTTCGAGTACCAGAGTAGTGGCTGGGTTCGAGTGCCATCACTCCCGTCGGACATCTACCAGGACTACCCAATCGCCTCGGACAACATCATCCAGTTCGACTCGCTCGTGATTAGCCGAGGGCTGAAACTGGCTTGGCTCAAGGCGCACGGGTTCGATACCGTCTCGGCGCAGCAAGACTATACGTCGGCACTGGACTTCGCCCGAGGCCATGACTCCTTCGTGCCCATCCTCTCGCTGACGCGACCCGGGGCGCTCAGAGGGGTTGACCAGATGATCGGACAGCAATCGGTCCCGATCACCGGGTTTGGTACCTAGACGATGCCAGCAGTGGCCCGACAGGTCCGACGCCCGGTGCCACAGATGGCATCGAACGGATCCGTCCATCTTCCTGCCCCTACTGGAGGGATCAACGCATCGGACCCGGCGAGTGCGATGCCGCCGACCGACTGCCTATCCCTGTTCAACTTCATTCCGTTCCAGTACGGGCTCCGGGTCCGAAGCGGCTGGCGAGAGTGGTGCACGAACGTCGGTTCCCCGTTGGACTCACTTGGGACCGACCTCTACACCGGATATGGGTCTCCAACTGCCTTCAACCTCTCGGCCCCGCTCGGTGGCGGAGAAGTCGGGTCGTGGAATGGAGTTGTACCTAGGGGCGTGAAGTCCCTCATCGCCTTCTACGGCAGGGTCGATAATGGGAACCGTCTGTTTGCCTGCACGGTCGATGGCATCTACAACGTAACCAACTCGACCTCCACACCCTCCCGAGTCTATGCCTGGCCTCAGGGGACGTACACCGACAACCTCGGGAACGTGGTCGAGCCGGCCAACGCAGGGATCGTTTCCTACACGTCGTTCGCCAACGCCAGCGCTGTCCACTACATCGCAGCTTGCGATGGGTTGAACGGGTACCATCTCTACAACGAGGAGACCCAGACCTGGACGAAGGTTCTGAAACAGTCCACGCTCGCCTGGGAATCCAGCAAGGCGTATCTGGTTGGCGATTACGTCGTCAACAACACGCTTTGCTACACTTGTACGGCGGCTGGAACCTCGGATTCGGAGGCAGGAGGCCCTACCGGCACCAACGAATCGATCACCGACGGGACCGTGACCTGGAAGTTCACCCCGTCCCTCGATGGCGTAGACCCCAGTTCTCTCCGCTTCGTGATGTCCTGGAAGAACCGGCTCTGGTTCGTGCCGGAGGATTCATCGGTTGCCTACTATCTTCCGGTCAACCAGTTCGGCGGAACCGTGAGCCCCATCTACTTCGGGAGCCGCTTTCGCTATGGCGGTAGCCTCGTCGGGCTCTACTCCTGGACCGTGGACGGAGGCACGGGCATCGATGACAAACTCGTTGCCATCAGCCGCGGCGGGGATGTCGTCGTTTACGCTGGCACGGACCCGACCTACGCCGAGACCTTCGGGCTCGTCGGCGTCTGGTGGGCTGGGCAGATCCCTCCTGGTCGGAACGTGGCAAGCGACTTCGGCGGGGACCTGTTCATCCTCTCCAGGCTCGGCTGTGTGCCTCTGTCTAGGCTCGTGAGCGGGGGTCTCATCCGAGATCCCAACATGTTCGCTACGGCGAAGATCGCCAACCTGTTCAACGTCCTGATGACGGAGCGAGGGCACCTGGAGGGCTGGTCCCTCAAGATGCACCCCTCCGATAACATCCTGGTCGTCAACATCCCAGCGACCCCAGACAAGGTGCAAGAACAGATCGTCATGTCGCTTGCCAACCGTGGCTGGGCAAGGCATCGGGGCATCCCGATGTCTTGCATGGAGGCATGGCAGGGCACGCTCTACTTCGGTACCGATGACAGTCGAGTCTGCAAGAACGACGGCTACACGGACGGAGCCGCCCTGGACGGCACAGGGGCTTATGCCATCGACTGCTCCATCCTGACGGCCTACAACAATCTCGGGTCCGCGCGGAAGAAGCGGATCCATCTGGTAAAGCCGTACTTCTCTACCGAAGGAACTCCCCCGGGGTACACGGTCCAAGCGCGCTACGATTTCGACTTGTCGGAGGTGGGAGTTGTCCCCTCTACTCCACCGGTCCCAGCAAACTCCTGGGACACCGGCCTCTGGGACACGATGCTCTGGGGCGAGGGTAGCGGCATCGCGGGTGGGTATAAGGGCTCGAAGGGGATGGGCACGAGCGTCGCTATCGTGCTTCGCATGACCGCCAAGAGCAACACGACGCTGGTTGGGTTCGACACGGTGTTTGATCAGGGCGGGGTGCTCTGATGCACATCATCGGGTGCTACCCCTACGAGTACGGCTGGATCGCGGAGAGAACCGGGTGCGAACCGGGTCCATCGTTCAAGGCCATCAAAGCCATGGACGATACAGGCCGGATTCACGGGATGGTCGGCTACTCGGACTGGACTGCTAACTCGGTAATCATGTATTCGGCCATCGACAATCCTGCTTGCGGTCGAGAACTCATCAAATTTTCCTTCTGGTACCCGTTCGTTCAGGCCAAGCGAAACATCGCCCTCGGCATGGTTCGGGCAAAGAATACTAAGGCGATGCGACTCAACAAGCACCTTGGGTTCCGAGAAGCATATCGGGTGAAGGATGGCATCGATATCGGAGAGGATCTAGTGATATTCGAGATGCGGGCTGATGAGTGCAGATGGATCGATCAGAGTCAACGGAAGGTGGCATGAGATGAGCTGGTACGACCCAAGTACCTGGAGCGGTAGCGATTTGCTGAACGGTGCTGAGTGGGGGGCTGCTCCATTCTGGAAGGCATCCGGTATGTTTGGTGATGGACTAGGTGGTGGTCTGTTCGGTGGTAACAACGCCAAGGGGAAGGCTCCCACGCCGCCAGATTTCATGTCGGCTGCACATCCGAACACTTCCAATCCGCTCGGTGGTCAGAGTTGGAATGGTAATACTTCGTCCATTCAGTTCGGTGGACAGGCTGGCGATACCTTCAACAAGCTTCTAGGCGGCATGAACTCTGCTGCCGGAATGGACCCTGCTGCTGCCGGCAAGGCGGCCGAGGATAAGGTCTACGGTGCTCTCAAGAGCCGACTAGATCCGGCCTGGAATACTCGCCAATCCGCCTTCGATGCTCAGTTGGCGAACCAAGGGCTCCAGCCTGGCACCGACGCCTACAACAACTCGGCCCGTACCTTCGGGCAGCAGCGAAATGACGCCTACGGGCAGGCGGCAGGACAGGCCATCGGGCTAGGTCAGCAGGAGCAGGCCCAGCAGCGTGCCAACTCGCTCCTTCCATTCGGTCAGGCAAGCGAGATGATGAATATGCTGCACCAGCAGGGGAACAACCTCGGTGCTGGACTGAATGCTGCTCAGATGCAGTACGCCGGCCAGATGATTCCCTACAATCAGCAGCAGAACAACAAGGGCACCATGATGGGTGGACTTGGCGCTCTTGGTGGCGCCTATCTAGGCGGTCCTGGTGGAGCCTACGCAGGCTATCAGGTCGGAAAGAATGTTGATCCGTGGCTACAAGGTGGAGGCGGGTACAATGAGTGACGGATTCGATGACCTGACTCCGCAGCAGATCAACGAGTTGGCCGAACTACTCAGCAAGAGCGGTACTGCTGTCGATCAGAACAAGTTGCTACAGGAGCAGTACGCTCAGGCGCAGAAGCTTCGAGAGACTCCGCAGCCAGGGGTCCGTAGCGGTCATTCTCCATTTGGGGAGGTGTTCTATACGGCTTCCCCGCTCGCTCATCTATCGGCTGGCCTCATGTCAACCATGGGTGGTCGGCAGGCTCAGCAGGCCATGGGCCAAGCACCAGTGGACCCTAATACCGGCCGGCCTGTTAGCCTGTATGGAAACATCCCGACAGCCATGCAGGGTCACAAGGCTCTGGTCATCAACCAACTGAATCAGGACAGGGCGCTTCGCGCAGCCATGGCTCAGATCCTTCGGAACTGGAAGGGGAATCAGGCGGCTCAACTTCCTACGGCAAATACCCCGGAAACGTCAGCCCTCAATCCGAACTCGGTAAACAATCCATTCTACTCGGGGCAGTAAATGGCCGACCCTGAACTGAACGACATCTACGCCCTCTTGATGGGTCAGGGCGATGCTCCTAAGCTCCAAGCTCAGGCGATGGCCGCTCGGCTGAGGGGCCAGCAGGATACGGCTCTCTTGGCGCAACTCGGTTTGCCGATGGAGCAGCGAGCCGCAGGTATCGGCGCCCAGGCCGCAGCGCAGGCCAAGCAAGGCCAAGACTTGCTAGAGAAGGCTGCGGTGAACCGACTCCATTACGGTCCTGAATCCTGGGCGCAGAAGGCAGAAATCCAGAGACAGAGAGATGCCGCAGCCCTCCAGAAAACCATGGAGAAGATCGCCAGCGACCGATTCAAGATTACCGGCACTCCCACTTCTGGTGGCTTCACCATCAACAAGGCCACAGGTCAAGTTGAACAGATCGATCCAACTGTAAATCCAAACAAGCCAGTCCAGAAAGATCCTACGGACGCTGCTTGGGAGCGATTCGTCAATAAGACAAATTCCGGGGTCCAGTCCAGTCGAAGCATTCTAGGAGTGGATCAGTCTGTTGCTGATCGAGTGGATCGAGCTATCACGCTAATCAAGAGCAAGCCATACCGTACCCCAGAGGAAGTGAATGAACTTGGCGTCGCACTTGGCACCGTGGTTCAGCAGGGTAGCGTGGCGGCGCGCAAGACCATTGAGGACATCAGCTATAAGACTCTAGGGATGCGATATGCAGAAGCTATCCAGTGGTTGAGCGGACATCCCCAAGACGCTCGGATGGGCGAGTTCGTGCAGCGGATCCAAGACGTTCTAGAAGCGGAGAGAGGGTCCGCGAAGGAACGTATCCGCCAGAAGGTCAAGACACACGCCATCGGTAATAGGGAACTGGTGCAAAAGAAGGCAGATGTATCGAAGGACTACCTATCCAGAATGGGTCTGGATCAGAAGGATTTGGCGGAACTAGGGATTGCGGACCCATTTGAGGAAGCGCCTCCTCCTCCCCCACCGCCAACAACGGATTTGAGGAAGAAGTACGGGCTCTAGTCCATGGCTACCGAAGTAGAGATGATGGCTGATTTGGCGGCTGCCGATGCGGCCGGTGATTCTGAACTTGCACAGCACATCGCTGGCAAGATCAAGGCCGCCAGGGTTCCGCCTGCCAAGCCTAGCCTTCTGTCCCGTGCCATCGCCGCTGGGACTCCTGCGGCACAGTACGCAGGCGAGAAGGCCACCGACTTCATGACTGGCTTTGCGAGGCTCGGTGGTCTAGCGGACCCGGCCTACGCACTTGCCGGGGCAGCAGTCCAGAAGGCTTCGGGGGACGAACGGCCATTCCGAAAGGTTTGGGAGGAGCAGGCCAAGAAACTCAAGAGATCCACCGAAGAAATCACGCAGCGATCTCCGGTGATGTCTGCTGCTGGCGGTGGTGCAGGAATGCTGGCAACGGCTCCGCTCATCGCTGGTGCTGCGCTGGCTCCTACTAGCTACTTGGCGCGTGGTGCTGGGCTTCTGCCTAGATTGCTGGCTGGCGCAAACGATGCTGCTCTGTTTAGCGCGGCAACGGCCGCCCTGAACAACCCTGAGAAGCCTGCTACTGCGGCAGCCGAAGCGGCCGGAAATCCGCTGAATGCTGTCATCGGGGCCGGCCTCCCGATGGCTGCTGAACTTTCACCTCAGATCCGGGCGGCGGGCCGTTCCATCAAGGATACCGCCGGCAGGATTGCCTACAAGGCTCTCAGGCCGCAACCGGGCGACACGCCCCTAATGCGGGAGCAGTTCGGTAGCACGGCCAACGCTGGGAATGCGGCCCTGGATATCGCTACGGAGGCCGGGTCTCCTATCGTCCCTTCCTTTGCATCCAAGGAGACAAGGTTTGCCAGGGCGCTTCGTGCTCAGAAGGAACTGGGACCTAGTATCGGGGACGTTACCGAGAGGGCCGATATCGCCAAGCCCGGGGCAGTCAACGTCGATGATGTGATGAGCGACGTAGCGTCCTCTGCTGACAGGCTGAACACCCCTGGGCAGAGAATCGCTAACGGGGGTTCGCCACTCCGTAGAGCTAGGGCAGTCATCGACCGCCTCCAGGCTGAACTCCGTGGGTACGTCCCAACGAGTACGAACTTCGAGTTTCTTCCCCAGCAGGGAGACCTACCGTTGCCGGGGAATCAGTCCACGATCTATGCCGGCTCTCACCTAGAGCCCAGCGAGCCTGGTCCGCCTATAGCCATCACCTACCAAGTAAAAGGTGCTACTCCTAGCGAAGTATTCACTTATCCGGTAGAGCGGCCACTAGTCAGAGGCCAGCAGGGAACCGCTACCCACATGGCGGCGCAACGGAATCTATATGAGGGAACACCTCCGGCACCAGAGAGACTACTGCCGGACACGATGCGGCCTGCGCCTAATACTGGCTATGGAGTAGCCAGAGAGCACGTTCCGGCTAAACTGGTGCAGACGGCCGAGACAGCAAACCAGGGAACGTTTGGCCTGCCGCCTAGCCCTGTGCATGCGCCTCCTGCCCCCGGTATGGCTGCGCCGGTCGAGGGTCCTCCTCCTGCTCATCCTACAAGCACCAATGTCGTCCCTAAGACGCTGAACGTCACCGATGCGCTCAACATCGCTAGGGAGATCGAGGGGCGAGTTAGGAACGTCGCTAACTCCAGGGCTGGGATCATCAAGTCGAGGCCAGAGGAGATCATCGACGCTGACCCTGACTTGAAGTTCATGAAGGAGTTGGCAAACAGCCTTCGGCGTGGTGCTGGCAAGGGCGTCGAAACCGCACTTGGGACCAAGGAGGCTGGTGCGTTCCAGTCGCTCAACCAGAGGTATGGCGACATCGCTACGCTCAAGCCAATCCTTGAGAACGCAGCCAACGTGTCTGAGTCAGGCAGCACGACTCACCACTTCCTAGCCCATCCTTGGCGGTACGGGAACATCCTCCTGCACACGGCTCCTGTCGCCAGGAGCACAAGGGCAGTCGGGGATTTCCTTGGGACGGCTCCTAACCAGATTTCCCCTGAGGCTGCTGCTCTCATCAGTATGCTTCGCCAACGGCAGGAGGAGCAGTAATGCCCCGCGCAAGCGATGGAACTGTGACGCTAGTGACTGGCAATCCGGTCGCTGGAGGCACAGCCGTTTCCTCAACGGTGCATAACGCAACCGTTGCTGACCTGGCTGCCATGATCCAAGACTCTCTTTCCCGCTCCGGAAAGGGAGGGATGCAGGTATCTTTTCAGTTCGCGGACGGAACGGTAGCGGCACCAGGGATCGCTTTCACCAATGAGAACAACACTGGTGTGTACCGTGCCGCGAGCAATGACGTTCGCGTCTCCATGGCCGGGACTGACATCTTCCGCTTGTTCAAGAGCGCGGGGAACTATTTCGCGGACTTGTTCACCGCAGCGTTCGTGAAGACGCTGAAACTGGACTACGGGGCTGGCACGGGGGCTCTGGTCACGATCAACAAGCCCTCTGGTCGGGTAACGCTGAATGCAGCTACCGGTGCGTCTTCTAGCGTCAGCAACAACTTGGTCACGCCGACAAGTATCGTGTTCACGGTACTGGAGACAGTCGATGCTACCGCTACGAGCATCCTGCCGTTTGCTCCTGGCTCTGGTGGTTTCACCGTTACCCTGAACGCCGTTCCCACGGGCACCGTGAAGATCGCCTTCGCGGTGTTCAACTAGTCATGTCCGACTTCATCGGCAACGGCGCCAGCGTACTCCCTGCGGTCAAGAGTGACCTACGCACTCCTACGGGAGCCGTTTCCGAATGGAAGGCAGACGACGCGAACCAGCTCCGGCAAGCGGCCTTGGACCTTCGTACGGAGGTGATCAACATCGAGCAGGCAGGGGCAGGGGTGGCTTCGTCCACCCTGATTCTGGCGGCCGGGAGCACGACGCAGCGGACGCTTGCTAGTCGATTTGCCGACGTACTGAACGTGAAGGACTTCGGCGCCAAGGGCGACGGGAGCACAGACGACACGGCCGCGGTGCAGGCGGCGGTGAATGCGGCGCTGGCGAATGGCGGCACGGTCATCTTCCCTCGCGGCAAGTACCGGGTCACCGACCGCATCGTGGTCGGCTACGTCTGGGTGTCGGAGACGGACGGGGTTAACCTGTCGCTGGCGAATCTGGAGGCGGCCGGGTCCTACAACTCGACCAACCACACGGCCGCGCAGAATGCTCCCTTCGTGAGCCTCGTCGGCCAGCCCGGCGCCGTCATCTGGGGGGACTTCGCCACCGCTGGCACCCAGAAGGCGATCATCTACTACGGGATCATCGGGAACAACGGGAAGCTGACCCTCGATCAGGCGCGCATCGAGCATCTGACGATCCTCGGGCAAGAGGCGTTTAGCGGAGGCGTCTACTCCCCGCCGGCCTGGACCTCGGCGCTTCCTGCCAATCAGCACCAGATCGGGATCTTCTACCCCGAGGCTCGCTCCATCACCATCAGCAACGTGAACGTGGGGGAGACGGATTACGGGTTCGTCACCTGGGATAACTACTGGAGCAATGCCAAGGACTGTCGCGCCTACCACAACCGGTACGGCTTCGTCGGCATGAACCACAACGCCGCACGCGGGGACAACCTGGCCGCGTTCGGCACTCGCACGACCGGCTTCACCTTCACGGGCCAGCAGTTCACCCTGACCCAGCTCGCCACCCAGGGCGCTTACCAGTCGCTCTACATGCCCAGCGCGGAGCAGCCGGTGGTGGATGGCGCCTACTTCGAGCAGACGAACAGCGACACGGGGATCTTCTCGGTCATCCTCGGGGATCCTGGCGTCGGCTCCCCTGGCTCGCCTCTCGTGCGCTACGGCACGTTCCGCAACATGCACGTGAACCAGGCGTCGAACAAGAACGTCCAGGTCAACAACTCCTATGTGGAGTTCGACTGGAGCCGAATCGTCCGAGGCGTCTCCGGGTCAACCGAGGTGAACGGATCGCAGTCGGCACTCATCCTATCTGACACGGCGGTCGATACGCTCGCCGGATCGGCTACGGCCAACGTTGTCAGCGTGAACAGGCAAGGAGGGATCTTCACCGTCCAGGCCCCTGGCGCTGCTACGGCGATGGCGCTAGCGGTGGGGCCCAACGGACGCGGGTTCAGCGACACCGGGACGCAGATCCAGACCAACGCTCCGTTCAAGGTCGCCGGCACCGGGGTGATGACCTCGACCAAGGTGCAGATCAACCAGGGCGCTGGGTCCACGGCCATCGACTTCGCTGGCACGGGCCCGACTCTCACGGTGGGCAGCGGCACACCGGAGAGCGTCGTCACCGCCGTGGTCGGTAGCCTGTTCCTGCGGACGGACGGCGGCGCCACGACCACGCTCTACGTCAAGACCAGCGGCAGCGGGAACACCGGCTGGACGGCGAAGTGATGTGGACCTGGGAGCAATCGACCGGCCGCCTCTACTCGCCTGACGGGCGGCTCTGCGCCGTTGGCTACTCAGGAGCGCCCGAGGGCAAGAACCGGCCCGAGGTGCAGAGCGTCCACAACTTCGGACCGATCCCACAGGGCCTGTGGGTGATCACCGGGCCGCCTCTGTTCGGCACCAGCCATGGGCCCTACGTGCTGCGGCTCATGCCCGAGGTGGATACCGAGGTGTTCGGTCGCGGCGGGTTCCTCATCCACGGGGACCTGATCAGCAACCCCGGGGCCGGGTCGCTCGGCTGCGTGATCCTAGCCCGGTCCATCCGAGAGCAAATCTGGGAGAGCGGGGACCGGACCTTGAACGTGGTCGCGGTCTACACCCCGCAGGTCATGGCATCAGCCCCGGCGGCGGGAGAGCTGCCACAAGCGTAGGAGCGACACGAATGGATCCGATCAAGGCGTTTCTCAGCAAGGACTGGGTGAAGGCGGTTGCCGCGGTTCTCGCCATCGCCATCCCCATCGTCTGCAAGGTGTGGGTGACTCCGATCACCACCACCGTCCTGAACTTCTGGACGGCCAGCATCCTGCCGTTCCTCATCGCCTACGGCGTGATCTCGGGCGGCACCTCCAACCTGAACAGCACGGCGTCGCAGGCTCGGGCCGACACCCTGGCGACCGTGGCGCCTCCGAAGCCCTAGATGGACTGGCAGGCGTGGGTCAAGGCGGCATGGGAGTCGGCCCAGCAGCTCGGGCTGACCTCCCGCTGGGAGTTCTGGGTCGCCATCGTGGCGCTCCTGGTGCTCCTGATCCTGGCGAAGCGGCTGGGGCCGCCGGGGTGGCTGTGGCTGCACTCGCTCAAGCCTGCACCCGACCTGACCGACCACCCGCCCTCGCCGCCGATTCCGACCCAGGGCGGAACGCCCACCAGCTCGGGGAGCATCCCGCAGCCGGGCCCGAGCGGTCCGCAGCCGGGCCAGGGGGCGCCGTGACCATCTTCAAATCACGGACATAACTTGTGATCGACCCTGCCAAGATTCCGCGCCCCTCGGGCGCGCCGGCCCCGGCCGCCCACCCAGCCCACACGCCCTCCCGGCGGCGGGTGCCGGCTCTACCCCGAGGCTCCTACATCGTCCGGAACTACTGCCCGGCCTGCGGTCATCACGTCTCGGCCGGCGTGGACGGCTACTGCCAGGCGCAGGGCAGGACCGGGGGCGTCTGCGGCTGCCGCGAGCACCGGGCGGCGGCATGAGCGAGCTGCCGGAACTGGAGGAGTCCGACCGGAAGCCAGAGCGCGTCCGCGCCTGGTACCATCCGGCGTCGCTCGTCGGAGCCTTCACCAAGCGCAAGTACGACAACGACGCCCACACCCGCGAGCTGGTGAAGCTCGCCATCCAGGGCGGCGGCATCAGCATCGCGCTCGTGTCCCTCTTCCTCGTCTACGTGGGCATGACCCGGGTCACGACGGCGCTGGACGGCGTGTCGTCTACCCTGACAGTCCACTCCAAGGCACTCAACGACCACCTGGCCGAAGACCTCATCGACAAAGTGGCGATGCGGACCGCCGAGATGCTCCAGCCCAAGGAGCACCAGCCGCGCACCATCCCCTTCCAGGCCAGGCCCGAGCCGCAGACGCGGGTGACGAAGCCCAAGGTGAGCCGGTAATGGACTGGACCTCCCTCGGGATCGGCTTCTGCCTGGGCGCCATGGTCGGCCTAGGGTTTGGCCTCTGGCTCGCGCACCGCGCCGCCACCTCCCACGTCAAGCGAGTGTCTGAGGCGGTCAAGCGGGCCGAGACTGTCACCGACGAGGCCATGAAGACCGCATCCCAGGCGCACCGCGTCAGCCTGCACGTCTCGGACCAGTACGCACCACTCCGCAAGCGGCTAGAGGACGTGGAGCGGGAAATCGACGGGCTCAAGCAACAGGTCCACGCCCTCATCCACGACCTGCCCCCTCCCGAGTTGGAGCACAGATAGCCCCCTCCGCTCATGGCGCGCCCCGGCGGCCCGTGCCGTCGCGCCAACCCTTGCCGTCGTCTCGCCAGGAAGCGCCGCAATCCATGCAGTCCACAACATCCGTGGTCTGGGTGCCCGGCGACGCCTCTTGTCCCGAGTGTCGGACGATGACACACCGCTCATCGTCGTCGCCTCCGTAGTTCACCTCGACCCAGGACAGCCAGCGATCGTGGATCGCCCCGTCCTTGAGCCACGCAACCATCGCATCCCGGGCCTCGTCTCCACGATCGCTCGCTTCCCAGCCCTCTTTGCTACCGTCCGGGCAGATGAAGACGTGGCGGTACCCGTTGACGACCTGATCGCTTGGCCCCAGGACGGTCATGCCCAGGGCCTTGGCATGGTCGGCCGCCGCCTGCACGGCCTCCTCCTGCCAGCCGGTGATCATGATGGCGTGGTGTCGGATGTAGCCCATGCTCAGCCCTCCCCCTGGGTGCCCGGCGACGCGAGGGCGCGGATGTGCTTGAGGTCCGACTCGGGCAGATAACGAACCGCTGCGAGCGCATCCCTGAGCCCCTGCGCCCGCCCCTCGCGGAAATCCGTTTCCATCATCCTCTGCACCTCAGCAACGGCGTCACCTTCTCTGGCGGCAGCATGCCGATGATCTCGGTCATCGTCGGAGGTCCGCACTCGCCATTCAGTTCCGCCTTGATCCCCTCGTAGTTCAGGCCGAACTCATGCGTCCAGACGGAGCGCCCCAGGGTTTTCTCCACGGCCTCGTGAAAGACCGCGAAGGGCATGCACAGCAGCGGCTCGTTGATCTGAAACCGGGCCCGTTGCGCGAACGTCAGGTGCTCCCAGAACTTCGACTCAGCCAATGCAACCGCTTGCTCTCTCGTCATGTCGTCCCTCCCCCTCCGTCCGCGCCCTTGCTGGTGTCGGGGGACGGGGCGCGAAGCGAAAGCACCCGCCGTCTCAACTCGAACGCCTCCAAGTCACACATGCCGCCCGGCTGGTGCTCTCGGATCCACTCCGCGATCTTCCGCCGCATCGCGTAAGCTCCTTTCAGGAAGGCCGCGCGCTCCCCGTTCGTCATGCCCCCTCCCCGGTGCCCGGAGACGCCGGCACGGCCATCGTGGCGCGACCGCAGTTACGGCACCGCTTCCGGCCCGGCGTCCACGCCAGGGTCTCGAACAGTGCCTCGATGACTTCGTCCATCATGGCCTCGGCCTTGTCCATCTTCACGGCGCGCCTCCCTTGCTGGTGTCGCCCGGGGGCGCGCGGCGCTCGATCAGTTCCTTGGTCTGCCGCAGGACGGTGGCGCCATCGGCCAGCGGAAAGGCCGTCTCCTCCCAGAGCACATGCATCGCGTCCTCGTCCGTCAGGCCCTCGCCCACCAGCAGCCCGAACGCCCTCCGACAGTCAGCGCACATCGCCGCCTCCCTTGCTGGTGTCGGGGGACGGCGCCCCCTCCCCGGTGCCCGGAGCCGCTCGCTTCACGGAGTTCTCGGCGGCCAGGTCCAGCAGCCGGGCGTGGGCGAGTCCGCGTCAGGGCCGCCAGCGGAGCACCGCTCGTGGAAGAACAGTCCCGTGGGGTTCACGGCGCAGAGGCCGATGGTCCCGTCCTCGTTGATCTGCGTGACGATGGCGGCGCGGGGCAGCGGCTTGAACTCGCCCTTGGGCGTGCCGTAGGAGTGGTAGTGGACGATGCGGCCGACAGTCGGGGTCTGGAACGGCATGGCGTTACTCCTTGATTGGTGCTGCGTTGGAAGTCTGGGTGCCCGGAGACGCGAGGGCGCGGAACTTCTCGGCCTCCGCTCGCAGCAGGACGACCTCGGCGGTCTCGGCCGGCACGAACCCCTTGGGCGTCTGCTCACCGTCGTCCCAGATGTCGATGAGCATGTCGGCGGCCAGGTCGAGCCCCTGCGCCCGCCCCTCGAGGAGCCCGGCGGCGCGGGCTGCGATCTCAGCGTCTCGGATAACCATGGCGATGGAATCCTCCTCATCGTGCTCGTCGCGCGGCCCTCCCTGTGCTGGGGGAGCGGCGGCGCGCCAGGATTTGCAGAAGCACACGATGCAACCCACGTCCTCGTTGTCGCCGCCGGCCGCGTGGTCATGGCCGCAAGCTGCGCACCGCGTCCCCTCGCCCTCTGCGGCGGCGGACGCGGCCAGGCGGGCCACCACCTCCTCGACGGACACGCACACGCCGTGGAGCATCCGGTACATCAACTCGGGCTCCTCGGGTTGCGCCATCAGCACCAGCGTCCGCTTGCCGGCGCCGGCAGCCCAGCCGAGTTCCAGGTGGGCGCTTCGCCCGCAAGGCAACACCAGCACGCAAGCATCGCACCACTCCAGCGCGGCCATGTCAGAGCCGAACCCCGCGCGCGCCACCGGGTGCTCTAACCCCGACCGATACTGCTCCGGGGACCACGACTTCCACGCCGGGTCGATCTCGGACCAGTAGAAACCGTTGTCGCCAGGGCGGGGGTGCTTGAAGTCGTAGACCTCATGCCCCGCCGACCGCAGCGCAGCCACCACTCCCTGCTGCTGCTCGTTCCGCCACGATGAAGCGACGTAGATCCTCACGGCTTCCTCCCTTCGGGCGCGGCCAGGCGTTCGTGTTCACACATCGGGAAGGCGTGGTAACACGCCTCCGGGAGGGGCGCGGCCTCGGAGAGCGCGGCGCGGGCGATGGCAGCGGCTTCCTCGGCGTCGTCGGCGCGACGGCTAACGATGATGCGGTTGGAGTCGTCCTCCTTCTGCGCCTCCCGAATCAGTTCATCGACCGGGCCCAGGAGCCCCCGCAGCGCCTCCCGAAGCCGCGCAGCAGAGGACTCGGCGGCCTCTGCGCGCTCTCGCCAATGGATCGCCGTCGCGGTCGGGTTCGCCATGGCGGCCCGTAGCCCGAACACCTCGGCGACCAAGGCGTTGTAGGAAGCCAGCTCCTCGCGCGTCACGGCCCGCTCCTCTCGGGCGCCGGGGCGCGCTTCCGCTTCGGCAGCCGGTTGAGCATCGACTCCAGGCGCTTGTTGGCGGCGTCCCTGGCGGCGGCCCAGGCGGCGGCGCTGGCGGCGTCCCAGGCGGCGTCCCCGGCGGCGGCCCAGGCGGCGGCCCTGACGGCGTCCCTGGCGGCGTCCCTGGCGGCGGCCCCGGCGGCGTCCCAGGCGGCGGCCCTGGCGGCGTCCCAGGCGGCGTCCCCGGCGGCGTCCCAGGCGGCGGCCCTGGCGGCGCTGGCGGCGTCCCAGGCGGCGGCCCTGGCGGCGTCCCTGGCGGCGTCCAACTCTGCGTCCGTGGCCTTGCCCCGGATCCACAGCGCCTTGACGCGCAGCGCCTCCCACGACCGCTTGTCTGGCTCGCGCCCCCGCTTCCGCTCCCGGAGCAACGCCTGCCGCGCGACCCACACGGCGAACTCATGCAGGGTCCGCGTCGCGTCGGCCATCCACAGTACCGTGCGCTCCGAAGCGGCCAGCTTGTCGCCGCCGTGCTCCACGATGGTTCCGGAGAGCCGGACCCGGCAGATGGTCGCCCCCGGCGAGTACTCCAGAGCGTCGATGGCCCGGACGCTGGCGTGCAGACCGTGCTCGCAGGGGACGATCTTGCCGGCAACGGTCAGCTTCTCGCCGGCCTTGACCTCTCGCCCGTCGCCGTGCGGCAGGAGCACCTTGCCGTCCTTGTCCGGTGCTGCGAACCACCATGCCTCGACCGTTTTCATGTTCCCCTCTCGGGCGCCGACAGCAGGGGGCGCTTAGGCTCTCGATGCGCGGCGCGATGGCACTCGAAGCAGTAGGCCCGCACCCTCCTCCGCGTCGCTGCGCTCCAGGTCACTTACTCACCCTCCCTGCCTGCTCCACCTCGACCCTCGCCATCCGCAGCGCTCCCTCGGCCGAAGGAGCCGAGTACCAGCTAGCCTTGCCGTTGCTGCGCCTCAGTTTCACCACGAACCCGGGGCCCTCCGCGAACACCTGCACTCGCTTCGCTCCGAGCTTCATGGTCAGCCATGCGTAGTCCGTCGCTGCCGCAGGGATCAGGTCAGGCGACATCCTTCGCCTCCAACTGCTCCAGCGCCCTCGCCATGGCGTCCATGTCCACCGGAGCCCACAGGGAGGCGTTCTTGTACGCCGGCCAAGCGCAGACTTCGGTGGCCCACGTCTCGAACCCATCTTCCGTCATCCCGAACCGCTTGGTCGCCTTGGTGTGGAGGAAGGCAGCGCGAGGGTTCATCTTCGAGGCACCGGACTGGCGGGAGGCGTCGGCGGCAGCCTTGGGGGCATCGGCAGGCTTGCGCTGTACCGGAGGCCGCTGCTGTTCCAGCTTATCGTCCTCCTCCTTCTCCGGATCGTCGCCCGTGGGGATGAGGAACAACTTGAGCAGAGCGTACTTGAGGGCTCCGGTCATCGCCTTGTAGGTGGCCTTGTCGCCCCGGTCGGCACCCTCGCCCAGAACGATGAACTCTTTCGATTCGATGCCGTCCGTCAGGGTGAACTTGACGGTCATGGTGGCGAGGCGGTCGGTGCCGCTCTTGCCCTGCAATTGCGACCACTCGACCTTCTCCACGGTCGGGATGAGCATCAATCCCTGCTCGGCCAGGTTGGCGCGGACGCAAGAGGTGATGTCGGCCTCCGTGGCGTAGTGGTACTTGTGGAAGTCGTTCCACCCGTTCTTCGGCACGTATTCCACTGCCGCCATGACCTTGGCGGCCTTCTGGATGAGGTTCAGCACCGGAACAGTGGCCTGCGGACCACGCTCCGGGCCACCGACCTCGACCCACTTCTCCCCTCGCTGCTCTGGCGTTGACATTTGGTCATTCCCCCTTGATCAGCGCGAGGCTCACAGCCTCGACGTGGATGGTGTCGTGTTCCGGCTCGTACTCGGTCCCGGGAGGCACCAGGCCGTCCCGCTTCGCCGCGTCCTGAATGGCCCGCATCTCGGGCTCGATCTTCATGCGGAACAGGCCCGCCTCGACCGGCTGCGTGAGAAGCCACGCCTCCAGTTCCTTCTTGTCCGTGACCCGGAGCCGGCCGCCGCTCTTGCGCCAGCCGATGCGACCGCCGATCATGTCGTGCGACCGCTTCGGGCCCTTGAGCCAGGTCGCCTTCATCCGCTCCCCGTACTCGGACAGGAGCGCCACGCAGTAGGCGATGCCCCGCTGCGGCCCCGTCCTGAGCTTGTCGGCGCGGGCGTCGATCCGCTTGTGCGCCTCCTCTGCCTGGGCCTCGATGTTCGCCACCTCGGCCTCGCACCGAGCTAGAACGTCGAGGATGCGGTTTGCCGCTTGGTCGTTGGCGAGGCTGTGCTTGTCCCGCTCGGCCGGGTCGATCTCCTCGCTGAAGTCCAGCAACTCGATGTCCATCGGTGCTCCTGAAAGTTCCGGCCCCACCCCTTCGCCCCACCAGGCACGATGCCCTGCGGGAAGTGAGACCGGCCCGGCGCACCATGCGCCGGAAGGTTGGTCAGTCCCCGAGCCTGCTGCGCTCCCGCGCGGCGTCTGCCTTCTGCTCCTCGGCGTAGTCGTAGGCGTCGGCCTCGTCGTCCCCAGCACGCTCGCAGAGAGCGTTGCCGATGTCGGCTAGGTCCTCGTCCGACAGCGCGCCGGTCACGTCGAGGCCATCGGCGTCCCGAACGGTCAGGTCGTCCACCTCGGGGCCATCGCCGGGGAGCCAGTTCCCCCACGCCCGGTCGAAGTGGTCCTTGGTCCCCGGCGTGACGACGCCGCTGACCTCGTAGTCGCCCCACGTCAGCGTGGTCTTGCCGCGGCGGGCCATCGCTACTCCTCCCCCGGACCCTTGGCGAACGGCTTCATCAACTCCAGCATCCGACGCAGCCCCGCAGGGTCCATCTGGCAGACGGCTGCGCCGGACTGGTAGGCGCGCACCTCCTTGCCCTTTTCGTCGTACACATGCGTCCAGACCTCGAATCCCCACGGGCGCTCGGTGACTCGCTTCTCGACCTTCGCCATCGCTACCCCCTCCCCATCGCCTTGCGGACCATCTCGACGGCGCGAGCCTCGTTGCGGACCATCGCCTCGGCGGGGGAGAGCGGCGTGCTCATCGCCCACGCGCATCGGTTGGCGATGTCGAGTTCAGCGAGCAGGTCTCGGACCCCCTCGCGACGCACCGCATCACCCCGGAACGCCTCCACGCACAGGGGGGAGCATAGGTCGCCCTCCCGGGCCGTCTCGACCGAATGGCACCACTCGCAGAGGGGCATGGCTACCTCAGAAGGTCCCACGGGGGGACGCCGAACACCTTGGCGAGCGACTCCAGCGTGTCGAGGGCCGGACTGCGCTGCTCCCGCTCCAGCATCGAGACGTAGGAGACGGAGATCCCCGCCTTGGTGGCGAGGGCGTCCTGCGAGAGCTTCCGCTTGAGGCGGTACGACTTGAGGTTCTTGGCGACGGTGGTGGCGAGCGGCATTCGGTGAACCCTCCGATGATTCAGTCTGAGGGGAGTCTAGGGCACCGTGTTCCCCGTGTCAAGCCCTGCCCGGCATAGCCCCATAAGGGACATCTTGCATCCGCTTCCCCGTTCGTGCAAGATACGCCCTATGGCTGACATGGTGCAAACAGTTGGGGCGGCGATTCGGAAGCGGAGGCAGGCGCGCGGGCTCTCGGTCCACGCGCTCGGCCGCATGGCAGGAATGGACGCCTCGATGCTCTCCAAGGTGGAGCGAGGCATCGTGCAGACGAGCCTTGACAGATACGTTCTGCTGGCGGAAGCCTTGGAGGTGCCGATCTCCACCCTGTTCCGCCGGCAAGCGGCCTAGCCGTGGCGAACGGACTAGCCGCAGCGCAGCAAGGGGCCCTGGTTTTCGACTTCCCGGGCAGGGGCAGCGCGGAACAAATCCGCCGCGAAGTCGCCTCAATCCTCCGTGAGCACGTCGGCGCGCACCGGGCCCTGCCTCGGGAGCGCATCGCAGCCCACGTCAAGGCCCGGCTCGGCCTCCACCACATGACCAGGGAGACGGTGCTGCGCCGGGTCAGGGAGGCGGTCGAGGAGTGCCTTGCGGACGGGATGCGCGTGGTCGGCGGCAGGACCGGGCTCTACCTGGCCGAGACAAGTGACGAGATCATGGAGGGGGACAAGGCCCTGCTCCTGAACATGCTCGGAGCTGCGCGCCGCCTCGCTTCGTTCCGGCGAGTCACTCTCTCTGCGCTGTTGGGGCATCTAGGGCAAGCCGAGCTTGCGCTGTCGGAAGCGGACCGACTCGAACCGCCTCCGGTTGCTAACACGCTGCCGCCCCGTGGGGCGCAAGAGGGCGGCGCTTGAAACCCATCGAGACCGACGAAGCGAATGCGATTCGGGCGTGGCTTAGGCCGCTCAATGCCGCTTACGAGAACGTGCCTGACGAACACATCGGCCAAATCGCATTCGACGGCCTCAACGAGATGCGCAACCGAGGTCTCATCTCCAAAAAGACTTGGACGACGGCGGTTCGCGGATTGCTGGCGGCGCTGGGCTTGAGTGAGCCAGCAGACAGTCTACACGCGCTACTAGATGAAGCGGCTGCGTCAGAGCGTCGCTGGAGGGCCGAAGCGTCGTTAGAGCGGGAAGCTAGAATGGCATCTGAGAGGCTAGTGGAAAAGTTGATTGGAGAACGTGATGAGGCTCGCTCTTGGCACAACGCCGGGACGTGCCCCAAGTGCAAGCCACTAATCGCCAAATTGAAGCTAACCGGGTCCGTCGAGAAGGCGCTGCGAGCTCTCAACGATGTAGGGCACACGCTCCAAGCCGAGCATGATAGCGGGTGCATGCTCAAGAGCACCTGGGATGTGTTCCGAGCAAATCTTGCCGCTGCCGATGCCGCCTTGGCCTTCCCACCGACCTTTCCCCCTGAGAGGGAGTGATGGAATCACCATTCCCGCACAACGTCTTCTCTTGGACCTTCTGGCGAATAGGATTCTCTAGCCGGATGCTGTGGAGAATTACGGGGTGGCAGAGAATTTGTTGGCGGATTTGGTGGCGTAGCGGTGAGGGGACACCGTGAGTTGCCCTATCTGCGCTGGCGTTGATGGTGCTCCGCACGCTCCTGACTGCCCGATGGAGTGCCCCCTGTGCCACCCGCCTTGTGGGACGGGACATCTGCCATCGTGCTGGCCGTTCAAGGACTCAGTATCTCCCGATAACGCGCTGCTGCGGAAGATTCGGAAGATGGTGCGTTCCGACAAGGGCGAGGGGGACCGCTGATGGCGCCCGACCACCTGACCCTGGCAGCGAAGCGAGGCCCGGACCCGGACGAACGGGGCTCGGCTCCGTACAAGGGCGCTCCGGTCGTCGCCTGCCCCAAGTGCGGGCACCGGACCCGGCGGCACTACTCGGCCATGACGGTGGAGCAGCTCGGGGCGCTGGTGAGGGACGCCAGGGCAGAGCTTGCGCGGCGCGCCGAAGCCATCCGGCGGGCAGGGGAGGGGTAGATGGCGGGGCTCCCGTGGATCCAACTCGCTGCCGACTGGAAGGGCCACAAGAAGGCGGTCCGGTTGCGCGTGTTCCTGGCCGATGAGTGGGCATGGGCCTACGTCGTGAGCCTCTGGATGTGGACCGCACAGCACCAGGGCGATGGGAAGATCGAGGGGGCCGGCGCCGTCGAGGTCATAGCCGACGCGGCCGGCTGGAAAGGCGACTCCAAGCACTTCGTTGATTGCTTGGTTAGGGCCGAACTTATTGATGAAACCAGCGATGGGTTCTACGTCCATGATTGGCACGACTACGCGGGCGCGCACATCGCGAAGCGGAAGAAAGAACAAAAGCGTCTGCGTACGTACAGGGAACGTACGCGTACGAAACGCGTACGAAACGCGTACGTACATGGTGAGAGGGAGAGAGAGAGGGAGAAGGAGACAGAGATTATCTCTACTCCCGCTCGCCTCAGATCAACGCCAGCGGGCGGGAGTAATCTAGGACCCCTTGGGGCTGAACTCGTCGCGTTCGTGGAGTCAGGGCTAGGCCACGGCCTCATCCCGGCGAAGAACGGCCAGGCCGACGAGTTGGAGGCGCTAGTTACTGCGACCAGCCTTCTCGGGGCTCAAAACTTCATCGCTCAGACGTGCAAGCAGCGAGACACCGAACCTAAGTCGGTGGCGTGGCTCGTCACTGTGCTTCGCAGCGCCGTCCCCATCCCCGCATCGGAGGCCGCACGATGACCCTTCCCCTGACTCTCGGCCTGTTGCTGGGCCTGTTCGTCCTGCTCCTGACCACGACTGGCATCGTGCTCGCGTTCCGAGCCGTGGCGAGGCGCAACGCCCGCCAGTTCCCCGAAGCGCTGACGCCAGGCTACTCGGGAGGGCTGGGGCGGAAGGCGCAACTCATCGCGGAGTCGGGAGCCCTGGAGCGAGCGCCATGACCACGCGGGAAATCCTCGACTGGACGATCTGGGGGCTCGCGTTCGTGGGTCTGTGCTTCGTGTTCAGCATCGCCGGCTGCGTCCTGGCGCTGATGGAAGGATGGGAAATGATTTGGACTTGGATGTTGTGCTTCATCTTGGCTACGCCGATGGTCATCATCTTGGGGATGGCGAGGGACATGGACTAAGGGGCAGGAATGAAGCGCGAATTCTGCGACATCTGCCAGAAGGATATCGAAAAGGAAATCAAGGATCGGACCTATTGCCGTGTAAGTTTAGACCCGTCCATAGCCTATGCACTCTGCAAGGAATGCGGAGACAAATTGTGCAAGGTGTTTGATTCCATAGTGAAGAAGTTTCAGGGACAGGGGGAGATTGGCCCATGCTGACTGAGACGCAGGCGCGGGTGCTGTACACGGTGCTTCGCCAGTCGAGCGCGCCGAGGGTCGGCTATCGGCAGTTCATCGAGGCCGTGGCCGAGCTGCGCGAGATAGGCAAGGGGGAACACTGCCGGGACTGCATCGACCTAGGCACGGTGGCGAGCCCTCACGGCGGAATGGTCTGTGTGCGCCATGCCTGAGTGTAGGCCGGCGGTCGGGATGCACGGGCTTTTGGAGCAGGTCTGCGGCTGGGTGTACCGGTGCCCCAAATGTGATGCTACTTTCAGGGTGGAAGCCATACCCGAATCGGTCGTTGATGCGTATCGGAAGGCTTATCCCAGCGAAACGGAGCCGCAGCCATGAGCGGGAAGGGGTCTGTGGCGAAGCAGGAGGCCCGTAGCGCGACGCCAGTGCCTTCGGTGCGCCGGTATGGCTCCCCGAAGACAGCGCGCGTCCCAGAGGCGCCTATTGCGTCGGCATCCTTTTGGGTACAAGCCAAGCCAGTTAGCTCGAATGCGACCTATCGCCGTGGCAAGGGCAGTGGGTTCTACCTGACCCAGGAGGCAAAGGCCTACCATGATGCAGTGCGTCTAGCGGCCACGGTCTATGGATGTAAACCCATCGAGGGACCGGTAGATGTCGAGCTGCACTTCTTCTTTGACTCAGCGCGTCCAGATATTGACGGGCCGATCAAGGGAACGCTCGATGCCCTGCAAGGGGTCTGCTACGCGAACGACCGCCAAGTGACTCGGCTCGTGGTCCTGAAAAGCGTGGACAAGGAGCGGCCGAGGGTCGCGATCAAGGTCCAGCTTGAAGCGCCATTCTAGGGGGAGCGCTTGAACCATCCAGGAGCGCAGCACCTAAGCTCATTCGAGTACGACCGGCTTGCAGCGTGGGACGCGGAACGGAACGCTTGGCTGGATCGGGTGGGCGCGAAGAAGCGATCATGCCTCGGTTGTGGTTTGCCCCTGCACAACGTAAGCCGCACCGGTTACTGCGCTCGGCCTTCCTGTAGCAGGATCGCGGCTCGGATCCGATACCAAGAAAAGAAGGGCATTCGCCTGGCACTCGTGCCCAAGCAGGGACCGCGCACCAACCGGGGAACTGCTGTTGTAGCTCCATGTGTCAGTTGCGAGCATGACTCATGTAAACGGGTTCGGGCCGCGTGGAAACGGCATTGGGGACTCGCTCCAAACGCATGGAACGGATCGCCACGTGGTATCTGCGTTCACTGCGGCGCGGCACTGACGCGAATCGGGGGGTCCGGGTATTGCGGGAGGAAGCCCTGTCGGGTGGCCTACGTGCAAGCGACGAGAGCAAAAGCAAAGGGCCCCGGCGAACCGGAGCCCTCGCCCGACGTATCCCGCCCCAACGTCCTGGGGCGCAAGCCTGGCGCCGGGAGAGACTGACCGGACTCGCCAGGGTGCGGGAGTCTAGTCGGCGGTACCGTTCTTTTTCTCGTCCTCTGCCTGGTAGAGCGCGGCGCGGATGCGCTCGTAGACGTTCGCGGCGATGATGTTGACGGGAGTGGGCTTGCCATCGAATGCGGGGCCGCACTCGGGCTCCCCGACTGCCAGGTCGATATCCTCGGCCGCGAGAAGCATCAGGTCGGAGGTGTAGATCGGGACGTTTGAGTCCGCAACCTCATGGATCACGTCGTGGCAATCCTCGTCCGGGTAATCGCGGCGACGCTCCAGGTACTCAGCAACGGCATCCTTCTCGATCTTCCACATGTTGTTGCGAGGCATAGTGCGTCTCTCTTTCTGGCGCCTTGCGAGCGCCTACAGGAACAGCACAGCAGCGAAGGAAGCGGCAGCGCATCTGGTCCCTTGCGCGGGACAACCGTATCTATTGCTATCACCATGCCAGTGGATTTCGGGGGATGCTTCTCGCGTAATCACTAGCGAATCCCTAGAATTCAGCGTGGGTCAATAGAAACCCTGGGTCATTGGCATTGACCCACCCCACACAGGTACGTGGCAACGTAGCGTCACGACTACGCGAATACGTCGGGCCTTGACAGACTACATCAGAGCATGCGTACTCTCGCGCATTCGGTTCCGTTCGCAGGCGACGTCACCAAAGCCGAAGCGCTGCCGGCGCTCAAGTACGTCGCCAAACCAAGCGCTCAAGCCTCTCCGCAACGGCCCGACTTGACAGCCTTCGCAACGTCTGAGAGTTTCTCGGCGTGTGTGGCTGTAGTGCACGCGTTACCAGGTGAGGTTCCGAGGTGCTGTGTGGGCGCTAGGGATGTGCGGCCGCGGGACTACTTGGACGTGCAACGATACGAACTCACGTCACGCTCTCGCCCTCCGCCTGGTGCGCTGCGCCTAGGCATCCCAGCTCCAAAGCCTAGCGTTACCCTAGTAGGACAGCGCAAGCCTGACGGCGTTGCCCCTAGCACAGACCCCTCCCCGGGGGGTCAATCCGGAACGCCAGCAGACAGCAACGGTGGGCCCCGTCCCTCTACCCGCGAAGTTGGTTCTGGACCCTCCCCCCTGGGTAAGTCTGGGATGAGAGCAGGTGTCGAAGGTGGGACCCGTGGCAGAACCCGGAAGGGTGGTTAGTGATGCCTCGGTGGCCTGAGGGGTTGAGTAGCGACGATGCTCCTAGTTTGGAGGAGCAGGGGACGAGGATATTGGAGAGCGACCGGGTGAACCGGTATCAGAAGGATCGCAGGGCGGTGGTGGCTGGGTTGCAGGAGGCGGCGTTGAGTGATGAGGCGGTGAAGGAGGCGTTGAGGCTGACGGCGCAGGAGATCCGGAACCTGCATGCGATCGCGAGGGGAGCCCGGAAGGGTAGGGATAAGAGGAACATCGCTACGGAGTTGGCGGCGTTGAAGATTCTCTTGGATGCGACGGTGGAGAAGCCGAAGCAGACGGTGGAGGGAGAGGTAGGGGTGCAGGTGGTAGTGAATACGCTCAAGCGGGAGTACGAGTTGCCGGCCGCTACGAGTACGCCATCTTTGCCCACGAACGAGATGGATCCCGATGCCAAGTGAACCGTGCGACCACGCTGGTTCTGGTTGGGACGGGAAGTATCGGTGGGCGTGCAACAAGTGCGGCCTGGTCACGTTCTGGCAGGCTTCGCCCTATGAGTGCTCCCAGATGACTTACCAGCACAACCACGACGGCGGGCGGTGCGTCGAGTATCTGTCCCACGCCTACGAGAGTCCTCATGCCAAGTAAGAGCCCTGCTCAGGCCAGGTTGATGGCGGCAGTTGCGCACGGGTGGAAGAAGCCTGGTGGTGGAGGCCCTCCGAAGTCGGTTGCCGAGGAGTTCAACAAGGCTGATGAGGGTGGGCCGATGTTGCAGAAGGCGATGGCGGATCAGCTCCGGGGGAAGAAGGGCAGAGCCCGTTGAGCGACTTCATCACGGACGGGTCGGCGGTACTCCCGGCCGTCAAGACCGACGCTCGTAGCCCTTCTGGAGCAGCCACCGAGATCAAGGCTGCCGACCTGAACCAGACCCGGCAAGCGTTGCTGGACCTCCGGGACCAGGCCATCTCTAGTGCCCAGGATATCTCGTCCCTATCTCTCGGGACGCCTTCTGCTAGCAGCGCCCTCGTCACCGCCACCGGAGGGAGCAACGCTAGGAGCCTAGCCGACCGTGCCGCAGACGTCATCCGGGTAATGGATTACAGCGGGGCGGACCCAACTGGAGTCACGGACAGCACCACGGCGATTCAGAACGCCCTGAATGCTGGTGGTAAGACCGTAGTTCTAGGCAAGGGGACATTTCTAGTTTCCTACGTTGGCACGAAGACCATCAACGGGACAGCCAACAGATATGCCCTGTCCATCCCGACCGGAGTGACCTTCGATCTACAGGGTGGGACTCTTAGGCTAGCGAACTCCTCCAACGCAGCCATCCTCATCAATGGGTCTGCATCGGCAGAGCCTGGATACACGGATGCCGACATCAGTGTCGTCAACGGGACACTTGACGGAAACAAGTCTAACCAGACGAACCCCGCCACTGGAGAGATGCCCTGCCTGTCCCTACAGGGTGTGCTAAGGCCAATTGTACGGAACCTGACGGTGAACAATGCCCGTGACTACGCTGGCCGATTCCTGAATATCGACTACGGAACATTTGACGGGCTTACCTGTACCGGGTCGGATGGCGACTGCTGGAGTTTCGGGACTTCGGGCAGCAAGTTGTTCGAGGTCCGGTACTCCCAGATCGACAACGTGAAGGGCGTAGCGGGTCTCGGGACATACGGGACCCTGCAAGGAAACCCGGCGATCTTCACCGTCCAATATTCCCAGGTCGGCAAGGTCATCGGGCAGAACTGCGCGGGTGGTATCAAGATCCAGAACACATCCAAGGACTCCAACTTTGCCGAACTCACATTCATCGGGCCCACGAATGGTACTGCTAACTCCGGGGTGAAGGTCCAGGGCGACAACGGCGGCGCTCTCTACCCTGACGGCATCTCCATCGGCTCCATCACTTGCAGAGATTCCGTTGGAGCCGGCCTGTATCTCGCCTACTTCAAGAGCCTGAGAATTGGCTCGTACCGGAGTTACAACTGCGGCGCGGCAGGCAGCACGGCCGATGTCTTCGTTCCGGGACCGAACTCCATCCAAAGACTCCACATCGACCGCATCTTCTCCGAGTCCCCCAAGTTCTACGGGATGAGTATCGGCGGGGCTGTTGACTACTACACAATCGGCTCGATCCACGTTCACAACACCCCTAGCCGAGCGGTGCAGATCGGCGCGGCCAGCTACGGCGTCATCGGAGAGATCATCGCCAGTGACGACCAGGGCAGCCCGACGCTGACCCAGGCGCTAAACGTCACTGACTCGGGGGCCAAGGGAAAGGCGCTGGTGGTCAAGACCAACCTGGCTCATTCCACGTCCCAGTTGCGGCTAGGGTTCCCGGCCGCCGGCTACGACTACGAGGTGGTGAGCTACCAGGGCGGGAGCACCGCTCTGGAGGGAGTGGTAACGCTCTCCAACGGAGCTACCTCCACCAGCGTCTCGTGCGACTCCGTGTGGCGGAACTACGTTGGCGGCACGGCCGACTACGTCCACCCGATCATCCAGGTGCAGCCGTTCAACTCCTCGGCCATGGCGCTTGGTGCCATGCGAGTCACCGTGACGGACGGTAGCAGCGGAACAGGATTCTCCATCAAGCACGCCTCCGCTGGGGCCTCGGACAAAGTGTATTGGAAGATCCTGGGCTGGCGGGTCGTCGCGGCTCCTGGAGCCTAGCCATGACCCTCTCCCCCGGCAGCGAGCGCAGGCGCTAGGATGAGCATTCAGATCCCGCTACGGCTCAAGATCGAGCAGAACGGGTCCGTCAAGGGATACGTCGAGACGCTGAATTTCCTGGGCGGTACCGTGGCTGTGAACGGTCCTGTCGTGGACATTACCGGGGGTGGTGATACCGACCGGGCTACTGCTTGGGCCCGGCTCGGTATCGCCGTTCAGGCCGCGAACCCCGGAGCAGGTATCACCTACGCGGCCTGGGTAGCAGGCGGAACAGGCTTCTGGGGTTGGATCAGACTTCCATGACGGGGGATAGATGGCTCAGATCGTGACCTTGCATCCTGGCTTCCACAACTCCGACCTGGAGAGGGCGAACCAACGCATCAACAATGAGGGCGTCTGGAAGCGCCAGCGGATCGTCTACTTCATCCCTGCGGACCAGAAGATCGATACCTCGGTCTATATCTCGCACCGTGGCCTCGTTTTCCCTCCCAACCAAGCCATGACGCCTCTGTCTACCGCTGGAGCTGAGGTGGGCGAGGCGTTCCAGACAGCTATCGATCTGGTGCTGGGTCATCCGGAACTGTCCACTTGGGAATACTTCCTCACCATCGAGGCCGATAACATCCCTCCCGGGAATGGGGTGCTCAGGCTCCTGGAGGCGATGGGGAAGAATCCCCACTACGACGCCATCTCGGGACTCTACTGGACGAAGGGCGAGGGTGGAGTTCCACAAATCTGGGGCGACATCAAGGATCCGGTGATGAACTTCCGGCCCCAGCCCCCGGAACCTGGGCAGGTGGTCGAGTGCTGGGGCCTAGGCATGGGTTTCTGCCTGTACCGGATGAGCATGTTCAAGGGCCTTGCCGAGAAGAAGGTCCCGAAGCCTTGGTTCAAGACTGTGGGCCGGTCCCCGGAGGACAGGGGAGTTGGGACCCAGGACCTCTACTTCTGGGGCCAGATCGCTAGGCCCAACGGATACCGCTGCGCGGTGGACTGCAACACGCTCGTCGGTCACATGGATCTCAACACGAAGGTCATCTGGTAACTCCGGGGGAACAAATGGCTGAGACTGCCGTGGATGTGAAGGCGCTTGAGGAGCAGATGGCTGCGTTGAAGGCTCAGATCGAAAAGGCCAAGGTCCCTGTCCCTGCGGCTGGGCTCCGGATCGATCTGGGCTGCGGGACCAGGAAGAAGGAAGGCTTCGTCGGCGTGGATGTGCGGAAGTTCGAGGGCGTGGATGTGGTGCTCGACATCGGCCGGCACACCTGGCCCTGGGAGGACTCCTCGGTGGAGGAGGCATTTTGCAGCCACATGCTGGAGCACTTGGACCCAGGGGAGCGCTGCCACTTCTTCAACGAGCTGCATAGGGTGCTCAAGAAGGATGGGAAGGCCCAGATCATCCTCCCGCATTGGGCCTCATGCCGGTACTACGGGGACCCGACGCACAAGAGCCCCCCGTTCAGCGAGTTCGGCTGGCACTACTTGAAGAAGGAGTGGAGGCTAGCAAATGCGCCACACACTGACTCCGAGCAGGCGCCGGGGCCTCTCTCCTACTCCTGCAATTTCGAGTATTCCTATGGGTTCAGCATGGCACCGTGGATGATGGGCCGAAGCAATGACTTCGTGCAGTTCGCCTTGGGAGCCTACAAGGAGGCTGCCCAGGACATGATCGGTAACATCGTCGCAGTGAAGTA